GTCAGTTATTGTAATCATATTATCTGTATCTAATTCAACGATAATTAAGTCACCATAACCCATTGTAGCTTCATCTATTGAGTTTGTTATAATTTCACGAACGCATTGTAGAACTCCTTGATTATCTGCGCTACCCATATACATGGCTACACGTTCACGAACTGCATCTCGAAAAGATAGGGTTTCTATATCATTTGCTGTGTAGTTCATTTATTTTCTCCTCATATCTATTCTTAATTATATTATATCAGATTTTTAGATGAAAGTCAAATTTGTAGTTATTTATTAAGTTTATTCTACTTTTATTTAGAAGTTTAGACAAAGGAGGTCTAAAAATGAGTAAAGAACAAATAATTGAATATGTGATGAGTTCTCCTTACAATACTAATAGAGCAGTCTTAGAATCTTTATTAGAAGATATTGGTGGAGGTACAGAAGATATAAATATTTTGAGATTTGTTGAACTAGGAACTTATATATTAGAAAAAAATGTTCCAACGTCACATTTTATGCAAATTGTTAGGGATGACGACACAGTGTCTTATGGTGTAATAGGTTCTGATGGGGTTGTAGGAATTATTTCTCCGCCACTTTTTAAAGTAGAAATTTGTCAAATAAATCCAGTAGATGGTGCAGAAAATACTTTTACGATAGTGCCATACAAATACTCAGATGAAATAATAACTTAAATTGAGGTGATAATAAATGGATAAAGAAAAAGTAATTGAATATGTAATGAATTCGCCGCAGAATACGAATAGAGCAGTCTTAGAAAGTATGTTAGATTCTATTACTGATACAGGTAGTTCTGTGGTGTTTGCAACGCTTAATCTTACAGATATGACAGAGGCGACATGCAGCTTGTCTCACGATGAAATTGAAACTGAATTACAAAAGAAAACCCCTGTTATTCTTTCTTGGGCATACAAACCCGATGATGCTCCGTTTTATGTGCTTCTTGGTTCTAGCTTTGTTGAGGAGGCTTCAGGAACATTATCTGTTAAGATTAATAACAAAGTGTGGGTATGTCAAAGTGACAATATTTGGGAGCCACTTAATTGATGGAATAGAATAACTAAATTTAAAAAGACCCTTACGGGTCTTTTTTTAATTCTATTTCAATTCCCGGAGGAACAAATTTATCTGCCGGCCGCCATCTCCATCCACCTTTATCCCAAACGAAAAAATAGGTTTTATGAAACAATTCATCAAACCACACATCAAGAACATGTAATATCTCTCCAGTATCTTTACGTTTAGCTTTAAACACTACAAATCTTCCTTTCTTAGATAAAAAGATTCTTCTACTTGAGAAACAACTTCAAATCGATCAAGCCCATTAATCAGCGCGCAGCTGCCCCACGAACCATGGATCTGTCCCGCGTCATCAATTAATCTAACAACTCCAATCTTATTCGTATACTGCGGCTCTCCATCCATTACAATAATTCTAATTGTATCTCCTACTCTTACGTCCATTCTGAATCCTCTATATTTTCAAACTTCGTATCTAACTTACTTGCACATTTATCACACCACGGACTAATCCACCCAAGTGAAATTTTAGTAGCCGGCCGCCCACAACGTATACACGTATGAATAGAAATGTCTTCATATTTCTGAATTATTTCACTTATTTTTGAGCCTCTTGGACTGTACCAGTCATACCATCTAAGTGAGCCATATTTTTCCTTAATTTGCGCGATGCGATACTTATCAAGACAATTATATTTAATTAATTCATCTCTAATTTCTTCGCACATTTGTATGCCAAAGGCGCGCCTCCAACCACTAGGTAATGCATCAAGCTCAGTAAAACTATATGGTTTACAATAACGCCAATCGGTTTTTCTATGTTCCCATAAAATAACATCATCAAAACGATTTCTTGGCTTTAGAAAAGGATATCGTTTACAGAGCTTTTTATTTCTCATTTTAATTTGTTTCTTTTTAATTCGCTTATTCATCTTTTTCTTCTCTTATTCTTTAAATGGTTCAGGTAATGGCATCCATGCAAGGACATCATCATCGTCATATTTGTTGATATACTCGCTTTTCCATATTCCATTTAAACGCCATCCGATTTCGATACCCCATGTCAACTGCATTATAACTTCTCTATCATCTACAGGCAGCCGCTCATTACATGGAATCCACTGCGGGATTTCAATAGTTGGTGTCATATTGAGTTCTTCTTCCACAGCAGTTTCAATTAAATCTGCAATTTCTTTCATCAGTCCTTTAGAATAGTAACGAATAATATCACACTGCGCCTTTACGCTTCTTTTACATGCATCAGCATCAATTAGTCTCATATCTATCACCTCGCATGATTCTCGCCATTGATTCGAGTTGTTGGCTCGTATTTACAAACTTCTGAAAATAACTCACAGGCAAGCTTATAATGTCTACAAGTATCGCAATCCGTCTGCGAAGTATCGGCTAACCACCACTTGCATTCCTCGTCTGCTTTTCTTCGGAGCACCACATTGACGCTTTCGCCATCATAACCAACTGCGCTGATATACCAATCAGAATGTGTCCCGATATCGAGCAAGACATCGTCTCCGATCTGTACTTTTGTTTTTCCCATCACTCGTTTCTTTCCGTTTCACTTCTCATATCAGCATTACAAAACGGACAATATTCCGTAAAATTCTTTGTGATTTCGCCACACTTAGGACATTCATAATAGACTATCCACTTCCCAGTCTTTCGCCCTGTTACCTTTGACACGGTTGTTCGATTACCTAAAATTGAAACCTCATATATCCCGCTCTTATGAAATACAACGCCCATACTGACATCAAAATTAGAATCGGTTTTGTTCTCAAAAGTAATTGGCTCATTTTCTCTAACGAGTTTTTCTTCACCACCGCTAAACTCAGCCATCGTCTTCACCTCTCATATCCGCTCCGTATGTACTCACTCATCGTCTTTTCCTTTCCGCTTTGGGCAACTCCAATAATCGCAGAAACACTTTCCCACAACACACTCTCCGAGTCCGTGTGATTCGGTGTAATAATCCTTACAGAACATCGCTCTGAAAAAATGTCTTATACTTTTACAGCAATGGACTATTGTTCTACCAAATTCATATATCATCGTCTGCCCCTTCTATTCTTGAACAACACGCTTTCTTTGTACCATTCACGCAATTTCTTTGGTGAGTAATACATTCCTAAGAGCAACGTATATTTTTTGCGGACTCTGTGCTTTCTGCTGAGCCACCAACTATACGTCCTCACCGTCTGCTCCTTTCTCCACTTATATCTTGTGCAGTATCATGAACAGCAATCCGATTATCATACTTAACTCTATAATTACTAGATGCTCAAAATTCATCGTCTGCTCCTTTCAATACTCTTATTGCCCACTTTCCGTTCTCCATCTGCACAAAACCAATCACCTGGCTTAATCATATCTGTCATCGGACACCAATGTTCACCTGAATCCGCTCTTGTAGGAGTCCAATCAGTATCCCAGTATATGCAATCTTTACAGCGTACTATATCAATCGACGGGAGTGCGTCTTCGCGTCTGATTAGATCATCCATTTTATTAAATCTCTTGTTATTGTTTAAACTCATTTTATATTCCTTTTTTATTCAAAAAATTCTCCAGTAATATTTATAAGTTCAAGTCGTTTAGAAATAAGATTTAATTCCATACATTCGAGAAGTTTATCCATATAATCTTCATTTAGTGGAATCTGAAATACTTCTCCAGTTACTTGAGATACGATATAAAGTATATAAAGTTCATATGATGGAACATATTCAATAGAGTCAAAATCAAAGAAATTATTTAGATTAAGCATTATATTAAATGGCATTTTATTTTTATTCCTTTCTTTCATTCTATATATATATTATATTATATTTTTTAAACTTTTTCAAATTTTTTTAATTAAAAAAGGACTCATATGAGTCCTTTTTTTACTGTGCATTTCCTTGGTCATCTCCATCATCTTCTTTTATTTTTTCTTCAATTTTTTCTTTAACCCATGCAATTTCTTCTTTACTTAACATCTTTGCAGCATAAGCATAATCAATCCATTGTAAACCTTTTTCATTTATAGCACTTTGAAATTCAACATAGAGTTCTGGATTTTCTATTTTTGTTGCTATTTGAATTATTAATTGATCCAATTCATCATTATCCATGAAGCATTCAAAAAATTCTTGTGCTCTACTTCTATCTTCTGAGCGATTATTCATATTCATTTAATTGTTCCTCCCTTTAACTATTAAACAAATTTACTCCGGACATTTTACTAAATAAATCTCCATGTCTGGATTTTGAGAAAAATAACTTTTTTGTATAGCTTCTTCTCTTGTACTTCCTTGATAAGAACTATTTTGTGACCAAAAATAAACTGGAGCAGAGCCATCTTCTGTAGACCAATTACAATTTATATATGAATTATATGTACTATATAAAATAATATTATCTTGATAGCTTCCATTTTTTAATAGAACTTTTGGTATAGAAATACCCCAATTATATTGATTTATCTTTACCAAAAAGAAAGTCCTAACTCCAGTTCCGCTATACATTTCACCTTGGTAATTTTCAATTCCATCAAAATTCAAATCAAGTCCATCGTAATAGTAACCACCAGTCTTATAAATTTTATGTGGAGTTGTAGATAAATCAAAAGTATGAATAATTTCCAATCCAGAGGTTGATCCTTCAGAATTTTCATCAATTAATTGTTTTAAAATAACCGGATTGGTATTCATCGGTGTTTCTTTTACATAATCCCAAACTTTATCAAATGCCATATTTGCCTCCTAAATTGTATCTATTCCCAATTAAATACTTTTTTCTTTTTCTTCTTACTGGCCGGCGCCTTTATCCAAATTAGTAAATTTCTTGCACGGGTGGCCGCAACGTAACATATTCTAGCCTCTTCATCTTTATAGGCTCTTACATTATAAACCAGTACATTCTTATTTTCTAGCCCCTTCGCGCTGTGTACGGTTAAAACCTTTACCTTATTAGCTCTTAACCTACTTTCAATTTCATTATTAGTTAAATCTGCTTGCTTAAAGCTGTCATTAGGTATTCCATTCTTAGAAAGTATACTTCTAAATAAATCTACATCAGCATTAGACCTACAAAGAACAAACCAGTCTCCCCAATTATCTTCATTTTCAATAGTTTTTTTAATTAATATATCTACCGCAGAACTTGGAGATAAATCACCTTCAATTACATTTCGTGCTCTACTAGAACTGCTTCTCATAGGAATTGAATCATCTTCAAATTCTTCTCCAAATCGAAGCAAATATTTTTTTGCAAAATGAAGAATATCAGGAAGATTTCTATAATTTTGTCTCATTTTATAGACAACCGTATCTGGTTCCTTTTCTTTTTGAATTAAATAATCTGGATAAGCACCAGCAAAACCATAAATTGACTGTCTATAATCATATAAATACATATAGTTTTTTGGTTTTATAAGTTCAAAGAATCTAAATTGAAGTTCTGTAGAATCTTGCGCTTCATCAACCAATAAGTGGTCAACTTCCTTAAAACACTCTGGATGCTTTTCAATAAGAGGAAAAAGATCATCAAATCTTTCATCGTTTAAAATTTTTGATGTATCAATTGCGCTACTTCTCAATAAGAAGTTGCAATATGAATGAACGGTTCCAATAAATAGACCATCTGGATGGTCTAGACGGTCTAAGATTACTGAAGCTGCATTGTTAGTAAATGTAATGGCTACAATTTTATTTGGGTCTACGCCATTCTTTAAGAGAAATCGGAGGCGCTCTACTAAAACTGCACTTTTTCCACTCGCAGCGGCGCTATGTACGAGAACTTTTGGCTTATCTGTTTTAATTATTAATTTTTGTATTTCGTTTAAACTCATTTTTGATCTCCTTTTACGCTATTTAATCCATACATTTTACTATCATAAAAATCTATATAATATGATTCTCGTTCTCTTAATTTTTCTTTTGATACTTCTTCTAATACCTCAAAAGTGAAATTTTCACACCCATCTTCAGCCATTTTTCTATGTAGTTGAGAAGACGCTAAAGTCCCGACTCCTAGAGCAGACTTGCAGTGTTCTGCCCATCTAGTAGAAATATTTACAGCTTGCCCTATATAAATTTCATTAGTTTTAAGTCGAGTTATTTTATAGACTCCACTTCCTTCAACCCCAGCGCGTTTGCGTAATTCAGCTAAAGGCTTTTGATAATATGCACTCCAAATTATTTTATTAATTGCTTCTGGACGTCGTAGGCGCGCCGCTGTATCTTTTAAGATCTCAATATCTTTTTTATCGAGTGGATCAAGTTGAATTCGGTAGAAATCTAAGTCTTCTTCAATTTTACGTTGTCGTAGAATTTCTTCATTGACAACCGCGCGCTTTCTACGTTCTTCTTCTAACTCATTTTTAATTTCTTCAATTTGACTTCTTAAGACTTCTTCAGTTCGCATCAATTGTTCTTGCAATTCTGCGCTTGCTTTTTTCATAGAATTATTATGTGCTTCTATGGCATGTGCGTTTTCAAGTCGCTTACGGTGTTCGTATTCTGCGGTTGCTTCATCAATTTCTTTTATTTTTCCTTTTTTATATAGGTCTAAATCTTGGTTTACTTCATTATATCTTTTTTCTTTTTCAGTCAATTCTTTATTTAATAATCTAATTTCTGTATCTAATTTACTAGATTCTAAATCAAATTCTCTTTGGCTCTTATTCCACTCCTCTCTGAAATATTCTTTTATTTCTCCTAGTTTTAAATTTTGAATTTCTGCCGCTTTATTTTTTTCTTTTTCAATTTCTTTTTCTTTATTTTTTAATAATAAAAATAATATAAATACAAAGAGGAAGGAACAAAATGATAAATAAATCATTATATTTCCTCCTATTAATAAATATATATAATATAATAAAAAAAGTTTTTTTTGTTTTTTTCGCTCCCAAGCTTATTATATCAAAATTTTGTCCAATTTGTCAAATTTTGTTTTATCTTGGTCGTTTTTCCAACGAGTACGAGCGCGAAACTTTTCTTGAAAAAGATCAGACGCAGAATGAATATTTGGAATCTCCCAAAATGGAATAATATAGAGTGGAATATCATTGGCTAGCGTATAGGAAATTTTTCTGCGGTCGCGCTCTTTAGCTGCTTCAAAGTCTCTTCTTGACTTATAAAATCTAGGTACAAATTTATAATGTTGTTCTCCTTGAATTTCTAAAAGTACCGGCGCGCCATAAACGTAAACTTCAAAGTCAAACCTATATTTTCCCTTTTTTAAATCTGAGAATCTGACTTCTCTTTTAAAATGGATTTTCTCTTTTTTCAAAATTTCTATTACTTTTTCTTCATAACTACTCATAAAATCACCCTTAAAAAGTAGAGTTTTATTCACACGTTTCCACTTATTAAAGAAGAAAGGCCAATGTTAGAGTAGGTCAGGAGGGCAGCATGGATTTACAAAATTTCGTCGATTATGCTCAAACCGGCTTTATTGGATTTTTAGTTATTGTTCTTGGCATGATTCGTATTCCAAAAATTGAACTGAATTTATGGTCATTATTGGCCCGTTCAATTGGTAGAGCTATTAATGGAGAAGTCCTTGAAAAAGTTGATAAATTAACTGTAGATTTTGAAGCTCACTTAAAAATAGAAGAAAAAGAAAAAATACGACAAGCGCGACAGAGGATACTCCGTTTCGATGACGAAATACTTTATAGAAAAAGACATTCAAAAGAACATTTTGAAGAGATTTTGGAAGACGTAGACCTCTATGAAGAATATTGTAATGACAACCCCGACTATAAAAACAATAAAGCAGTGTTTGCTATAAACGATATTAAAGAGACATATAATAAATGTCTAAAAGAACATGATTTTTTAGTTTATAATAAAAGAAGGGAGGAAAAGTAAATGGATTTAGGTTTTATTACTAACTTATATATTCCTGTAGTTTTAGTTATCTGTTTATGCGTAGGAGTGGTTTTTAAATACTGGTTCCCAACAGATAATAAATATATTCCAACCCTTATGCTAGTTTTAGGTGCAATTTTAGGTTGTATTGCAAATCAAGGTATTGACTTGCAGAGTGTTGCTGCTGGTGCAGTAACTGGACTTGCCTCAACTGGATTACATCAAGTTTTTAAACAACTTTTAAAACTTCCAATGGGGGACGATGAGATTTATGCGATGGGCAATATAGAAGATTTAGAAGAAGAGGAAGAAGTTGGAGAAGACCCTAATTTCTTTGATGATGTAGAGGTAGGTGAAGAAGATGAGTAATAGTTCTTTAGTAAATAAAACTATACTAACTACCCATCGAGACAAAGGGCGCGGAGGCAATAAAATTGAGAAAATTGTAGTTCACCATATGGCAGGAGTAATGTCAATTGAACAATGTGGATCAGTTTTTAAAAATAGAGATGCCTCTGCACATTATGGTATTGGTACTGATGGTAGAATTGGTCAATATGTAGATGAAGCTGATACAGCTTGGGCTTGCGGCAGTCGTTATTGGAACCAAAGAACTGTTTCAATTGAATGTGCTAATGATAAAGGCGCGAGCGGCAATTGGCACGTTAATGATAAAACTATTGCAGCTTGTATTAAATTAGTAGCTGATATTTGTAAAAGAAACAATATTAAAGAAGTTAAGTTTACTGGTTCAACTTCTGGCAACTTAATTATGCATAGATATATTGCTTCAACAGCTTGTCCAGGAGCTTATCTTGCTACTAAATTTAATTATATTGCTACTGAAGTTAATAAGTTATTAAAGGGGAGCAAAAAAGTGTCATATAAGGAGATTTATAAATATAAAGCTCTTAGAGACATTAATGTTTATAAAGACCACGCGGTTAAATCTGGAAAGATTGGTACAGCTAAGAAAGGATCTATTTATTCTGCAACTAAACTTTATGAAGATGATTGGGCGTATGTACCATATTTGAAAGGATGGATTCCGTTAAAGGGTAGTATGGGAACTTATGTTTCTAAGATAGAAAAACTTGAATATGTAGTTACTAATTCAAGTGGTATCAATATTTATCCAGATTTGGCGCACAAGGGTAAATTAATTGCTAATGTAATTCAAGGAGCTAAACTAACTGGAACTAGATGGTATGGTTCACAAGTATACTTCCCGCAGTTTAAAGGCTGGGGCGCCGTATCTTGCTTAACTCAAGGTACTAGAGGTGATGTACTTTGCACACAGTTAGCTTCAATTGCAAAAGTTTTAAGAGCTAATAGGGTTGTTTATAGCACAAGTAATGTAAAATATACTCTTGAGGCTGTTTTAAAGACTAATAAGAGAATTGATTGCGCGCATTATGTTAGCTTTGCTATGCAAGCTATGGGTATGATGCCAAGAGGTAAATATATTTGGTTAAATACTAGAATTAACGGTAATGGCGCGAGTTATATCACTTCTCATTCTAATTTATTTACAATTTATAGACCAAATTGTTTACCAAAAGATTTTAAGCTTCAAAAAGGTGATATTTGCGGTTGGGGTTATAGAATCAATGGTCGTGAAGGTCAGCATACTCAAGTCTTCGCTGGATATGATAGTGCAGGACACCCACTTTGGTATAGTGCGGGTACATCTGATGTAAAGGCACAAAGCTATGGTCCAAAGCGTAAGACTTATGAAAATATGAAAATGAATCTTGTGATTCGCATGAAGTAGTAGGAAGTTAATATATGTATTCTTTTTTCGGAAAAACCACTTAATTATAGTAATTAAGTGGTTTTTTCATACCAAAAGGAGGAATAAATAAAATGGCGGTAAAGGTTTATTATGGAATTTGCAATACCGACCCAAGTGTTGAAGCAAAAGAAGTAGTAATGAGAGATCCTGAGATTACCGAAGAGTTTGAATTTAGTAGAGGAGACTTATTGGTAGTTTATTTTGCTCAAGGAAATACTAATGCTGCGCCAACACTAACAGTTAAAAATGCAGATTCTAGTAGTGAAGTATCTATTAGTATAGATACTGGAAAGCAAGTAAAAACGCAGGATCAGCGTTTTCCTAGTCCGTATGTATGGGATGATGGAGAGACGGTTATATTTGCATATACGGTTCATCCAAATACAATTGGAAACATTACACAAAATACTTACTATTGGGAATTGGTAGATGCTGCGCCGGCTTCAAAAGAAGTCTATGGAGTTACTAGATTAGATGAGTATGGAGATGAAGATCCAGCTTCTGCAATTGCTTGGCTAAATCACGAGCAAGCTAATGATATTGCAATAACCCCAGAGTTAGTTAGA